TGCTGTAAGATAGCTGACATCGTAGTTGTTGGTGGTGTTAGGCGTTCAGCATTAATAAGTTTATCTAATTTATCTGATCAGCGTATGTCTAAAGCTAAGTCGGGAGATTGGTGGAGGAACGAGGGTCATAGACGCTTAGCCAATAACAGCGTAGCGTACACTGAGAAGCCTGACTTTGAATCGTTCCTATCAGAGATGCAGACCATGTACGAGAGCAAAGCAGGAGAACGAGGGATCTTCAGTCGTGTTGCGGCACAGAAGATTGCAGGGCGCAATGGTCGTAGAGATGCTGACCATGAGTTCGGAACCAACCCCTGTTCTGAAATTATCTTGCGCTCTAATCAGTTTTGCAACCTTAGCGAAGTGGTTGTACGAGCAGACGATACACTACCCACACTCAAGAAGAAGGTTGAAACTGCCGCTATCATTGGCACTCTTCAAGCTACGCTTACAGACTTCCGATACTTACGAAACCTTTGGAAGCGCAACACCGAAGAAGAAGCACTGTTAGGTTTAAGCCTGACAGGTATCATGGATCACCCTGTTATTGGAGTGTCATCAGATAAAACAGCACAGTGGCTAGAGGAGTTAAAACTTGTTGCTATTAAAACAAATAAGAAGTGGGCTGAGAATCTTGGTATCAGTCAGTCTGTGGCTATTACATGTGTTAAGCCAAGCGGTACTGTATCTCAGCTTGTTGACTCTGCCTCTGGCATACACCCTCGTTTCTCTAAGCACTACATTAGAAGGGTACGTTCGGACGCTAAAGACCCGTTGGCTCAGTTCATGTCAACCGCAGGATTCCCAGTAGAGCAAGACACAATGAGTCCTGCATCTCTAGTGTATAGTTTTCCTGTTAAGTCTCCTAAGACTAGCACAACAGTTAAACAAGTTGGAGCAATGCAACAGTTGGCTCTGTGGAAAACATATCAGAACAGTTGGTGCGAGCATAAGCCAAGCATCACGGTGTACTACACTGACGATGAGTTCTTGCAAGTAGCGCAGTGGATATGGGATAACTTTGATATCTGTAGTGGAATTAGCTTATTGCCTGTTAGTGATCATGTGTATCAGCAAGCACCCTATGAAGACATAAGTGCTGAGAAGTACAAAGAGTTAGTAGCAGAGATGCCCAAGGATGTTGATTGGAGTGACCTAGAACAGTATGAAATGGAGGACAACACCACAGGATCACAAGAGTTAGCGTGTGTAGGTGGTGCATGTGAAATTGTTTAAGAAGACAGAGGCCAACATCTTAGGGTTTAAGATACTGGTGAATGATCGGGGACATGTCGTTACAGAGATGAGCGGCATCCCCGAAAAGGATCTTCACTTAGCTTTTAAAGATGATGAATTGTTAATGATAAGAAACATTGTACATCTTACGAAACCAAAACTAGAGGCATTACATAAATTCTTGGAGGATGAACTCAATGCCCTGAATCATATGACCTCTTAATGCAGTAAGATATTAGCCATTATACAAAAA